TTAGTCAATCACGAAATAACATTAATGCAATGTACACAAGCCAACAGCCAACTGGCGGACAGGCTACTAAATTTTATTCCTCTACTGTTGTTAAACTATTTTCATCAGAATCAGATAACCAAGCATTGAAAGGAAAGATATATGTTGGTGACAAGGCTATTGAAGAAAAGATTGGTAGAAAGGTTAGATGGGAACTCCAGTTTTCAAAAACTAGTGCTGCTTTTCAGTCTGGTGAATATGATTTCTATTTTAGAGGCGATACTTTGGGCATTGACTCTGTCGCTGATCTTGTTGATACTGCTGAATCTTTGGGCATAGTTGAAAGAACTGGAGCATGGTATGTTCTGCCAGATGGATCAAAGGTTCAGGGTAGAGACGGATTTGTTAATAGAGTAAGAGAGGATCTTGATCTACAAGATATGATTAAGAATAAGATCAGTGGATAAATACACTATCTGTGAAGGAAAGTTTCCATGCAAGACCTGTAAAAAGGAAGTAAAAACTATGCGGGTTTATCTATCTACTGGGATGGCATCTTGGATGTGTGCAGATAAACATTTATCAGAAGTTCAATTGTTTAAGGTTGGATATAAGAAAGTAAAAAGAAATGACTGAAAAAAATGAAAGTAAAAGGTTAGGGGCAAAGCAGCACAAAAATTCTGGTAGAAATACTAAGAAGGGCGATGCTACTTGGGCAAACTTTACTGTAGACTTTAAAGAGAACTCAAAATCTTTTACGCTTAATCAAGATGTATGGGCTAAAGCAGTTACAGATGCTATACGAAATGGCAACGACCCAGCAATTGTGGTGGTACTTGGCGAGGGTAACAAGAAGGTAAGACTTGCTATAATAGAGTTAGAACTACTAGAACAGATGGTGAATAATGGAACAGAGTAATACAACGCTTGAAATGGTCAATGGTTTGTCAGAAATAGCAGAATATATGGAGGACGAGGAGTTAACCTCTGCCCTAACATTTATTGCTAAGATAATTATTAAGCCAGATATCCCCATGAGCGTGGCTACTGTAGAAATAGTTAGACTACAGGCAATTGCAGCCAAGATGGCATTTAGGGCTACATGGATGGCTAATGTGGATAAGTCAAATAGAGGAAAGAAGAATATTTACTATACAGCAGCAGAGTCAATCAATAGTCTCGTGTCTGCTCTTAAATACATAATTAAGTGATATCTGCTATAATTAATACAAACAAAGGATAACAATGACTAAAAATTTATTGAAGCAAGTAATGATCAAGAGTCCAGAGAAAAAGCATGAATCTAAAGAAGATACAAGTTTTGTTGACGGTTTAATAGAAAAAATAGAATCTGGCTACATGACAAAAACAAAGCCAAGGTTTAGTAAGAAGACAAATTTTTCAGCATCCGCTTTAACTTATGGCGCTGGAGAGTGTCCTAGATACTGGTACCTTGCATTTGATGGACAGGTTCATTACGACAACTCTGACGCATTTGGTGTTGCAAATAGAACTAACGGAACACTTGGCCACGAAAGAATTCAGGAGGCCATCGAGGCTTCTGGACTTCTTGATGAAGATATGGAATTAGATACCATTGAAAGAAAATATAATAAGCAAACTCATCCAGCAATGGAGTTTAGAGTTAAACTAGACGATCCACCTTTTGACGGGTATGGAGATGTCATGCTTAAGCATAATGGGGAAAGAATTATTGGTGAAATTAAAACAATAATGAATGAAGGGTTTGAATACAAAAAGAATAGTAGAAAGCCTAAGATGGGTCATCTTATGCAATTACTAATTTATATGAAGGTTTGGAAAGTCGGCAAGGGTGTAATGATTTATGAAAATAAAAATAATCATGAGTTGTTGACTTTACCAGTAGTAGTAAACGATCATTACCGTCGGTGGGTAGACCAGGCATTTGATTGGATGAGAACAGTACACAAGTCTTGGAAGGATCGAGAGTTGCCACAAAAGCCTTATCGATCTAATTCTAAAATTTGCAAGGTGTGCCCAATCCAAAAAGCATGTGCCGAAGCAGAGGCAGGGGTAGTTAAAATTAAACCTCTGGAGTTGCTAGAAAATGAAGAGTTGTAGATGGTGCGATCATACATTTGAGTCTGATGTATCTTATCAGATATATTGTTCAGAAAAATGCAGAGAGCAAGCCACTAAAGAAAAAATTGCACAAAGATATATTCAAACTAGACGACAAAAGCGTAAGGGTAAGAATAGAACTTGTAAGCAGTGTGGAGAGAAGTTGTCCATATATAACGATGAGCCGTTATGTAATCAATGTGTAATTAATCCAATAGATGTTAAAAAAGTTTTAAAACAGGTAAAGGGATTGTCAAATGACAAAGGCAAAAAAAACAGATAGATATACAGAAGTCAACTACGGTAAAATGCCTGGAGTAATTTGCTCTATAGATGCTAGTACTAATAATCTTGCTTTTGCAATATATTCATATAACAAATTAGATTGTTATGGAAAAATAACATTTAATGGTAGAGATATATATGAGAAGATAACTGATGCATGTAAAAAGTCTAAGGCATTGTTTGATCACTATAACTTGGTTGAGGCCATTGTTATTGAGCATACAGTGTTTATGAATAGTCCAAAAACTGCAGCAGATCTTGCATTAATACAGGGAGGAATCCTGGGTGGTGCTGGTCTATCTGGTATCCAAATTATTGGTAAGGTATCTCCAATTACTTGGCAAAATTATTTAGGAAATAAAAGATTAACTAAAGAAGAACAAATTAGGATTAGATCTCTAAATCCTGGAAAGTCAGACTCATGGTATAAATCTTATGAGCGTGAATTCAGGAAGCAAAGAACAATAAAATTATTAGATGTTATTTATGATAAGAAAATAACAGACAACGATGTTGCAGATGCATGTGGCATTGGTCACTGGTCAATAAATAACTGGAATAAGGCTATTGGATTTGACAAGGATGAGTCATGAGTGCTAAACTATATACAAGTGAGTTATGGCTTAAAAAGAGATATCACATTGATAAGAAATCTCCAGAGGCTATAGCAAAAGAATGTGGGGTAAGCGTGGAAACTATTTATGTATATCTTGCTAAGTTTGGATTAAGGAAGTCAAAGAGATGAAGTTAGAGCCAGTTTTTCCAGATTCACAACAATTTAAGTGTGAGGATTTATATTTACTTACAGTAGGAACAGAGGCTGGAAAAGAAATACTAGAAACCTGCCATGAAATTGCACACATGTTGGTAAAAAAGAATATTGCTTATGGAAACTCAGCCCTTGAGCCTGTCCGTATATTTTCAAAGGCGGGACCAAGAGAGCAACTCCATGTTCGTATAGATGATAAGTTAAACAGACTTATGAAGGGTACAGAGTATCCAGGAGATAATGATATTGATGACTTAATAGGATACCTGGTATTGCTTAAAATAGCAAAGTCAAATGATTTAGGAACTCAGGGGGATTATAAACTTGTCAACTGAAGAAGATTTAATTAAGCATCTCGACGAAATTAATAATGTTGTAGGGGAATACCTAAAAGGAAATGATGCAACAAAGATTTCCAAAGATCTTTCAATACCAAGAACTCGTGTAGTTCAGCACATCAATGAGTGGAAGGTTATGGCATCTGCTAATGATGCTATTCGTGCTCGTGCTAAAGAAGCACTTGCAGTTGCAGACACACATTATAATAAACTAATTGCAAAGTCGTATGAGGTTATTGATGAAGCATCAATGACCAACAACCTTGGAGCAAAGACTGCAGCAATTAAACTTGTTATGGATATTGAATCTAAGAGAATTGATATGCTACAAAAGGCTGGACTTCTTGAGAATAAAGAACTCGCAGAAGAAATGCTACAAATAGAAAAGAAGCAAGAAGTTTTGATGGCAATTCTTAGAGACATAGCATCTGAGTACCCACAGGTTCGTGATGAGATTATGCGTAGACTTTCTGATGTTGCTAAAAAGGATGAAGTGATTACCATTGTCCATGAAGTTTGATGATTTCCTTGAGGCTTTAGCAGATAGTCATTTTGAAGAAACTCCAGTCGATGCAAAGACGTTTGTTGAGTCTCCAGAATATTTAGGTCAGCCAGGATTATCTGATATTCAGTATGACATTGTTGAGGCAATGAGTCAGATTTATCGCAAAGAAGATCTTATAAATATTATGGGAGAAGAAGAGGGGTCAAGATATTATGACAAATACACAAAGAATGAAATCATTCTACAACTTGGCAAGGGTAGCGGTAAAGACTTCACCTCTACTGTGGCTTGCGCTTATATTGTATACAAATTACTATGTCTCAAAGATCCAGCAAAATACTTTGGAAAACCATCAGGGGATGCGATAGATTTAATTAACGTTGCTATTAATGCTCAACAGGCTAAAAACGTTTTCTTTAAAGGTTTCAAATCAAAGATTGAAAGATCACCATGGTTTGCTGGTAAGTATGAAGCAAAGGTAGACTCTATTGGTTTTGATAAATCTGTTACAGTTTACTCTGGACACTCTGAGCGTGAATCTCATGAAGGTTTAAACCTTTTACTTGCAGTGCTCGATGAGATTTCTGGTTTTGCATCTGAGGTTGCAACTGGTAATGAGCAGGGTAAGACTGCTGACAACATCTACAAAGCATTTCGTGGATCAGTAGATTCTCGTTTCCCTGACCTTGGTAAGGTAGTTCTTCTATCATTCCCACGCTATAACGGAGACTTTATTTCTGAGCGGTATGAAGCAGTAATTGCTGACAAAGAAGTAGTAAGTAAAACACATAGGTTTATAATTAATCCACTACTTCCAGAGGATGATAAGGATAACTGGTTTGAGATTGCATGGGATGAAGATCATATTAAGTCATATAAATACCCTGGAGTTTTTGCTATTAAAAGACCTACATGGGAAGTAAATCCTACAAGACAGGTAGACGATTTTAAAATTGCATTTATGACAGACCTTGGTGACGCAATGATGCGTTTTGCCTGTGTTCCTACATATGCATCAGATGCCTTTTTTAAACAAGCAGATAAGGTTCGTGCTTGTATGACATCCAGAAATCCACTGGATCAATTCAGAAGATTTGAAGAAAACTTTAAGCCAGACCCAGATAAGGTTTATTATGTTCACGCTGACCTTGCACAGAAACACGATAAGTGTGCTGTTGCAATTGCACATGTTGAAAAGTGGGTTAATGTTCAGGTAATTAAAGACTATGAGCAGATATCACCTATTGTTGTTGTCGATGCTGTAGCATGGTGGGAACCAAAAGTAGAGGGGCCAGTCAATCTTTCAGAGGTAAAGCAGTGGATACAAAATCTACGCAGACTTGGATTTAATATAGGCTTAGTTACTTTTGACCGTTGGCAGTCTTTTGATATCCAAAATGAGTTGCAAGCGGTAGGCATGAGAACAGAAACAGTTTCTGTAGCCAAGAAGCATTACGAAGATATGGCTATGCTTGTATATGAGCAAAGACTAGTAATGCCTGCTATCGAACTTTTGTTTGAAGAACTAACAGAACTTAAGATTATGAAAAATGACAAGGTCGATCACCCACGCAAAAAATCTAAAGACCTTGCTGATGCTGTATGTGGTTCTATTTTTGGTGCTATATCCTATACGCCTAGAGATCAAAACCTGGAAGTCGAGGTTCACACATTTAGAGGACAGCCCCGTAGAGTTGACACGCTCCCTGAGAACGTGATACAATATAAACCTAACCAAATAGAAGATATAAAAGACTATCTGGATAGACTAAAAACACTATAAACAATGAATAAAAGGAGAAAAATGAATTCATTCAAGAAAATCGCACTAGCCGTGGTTGCAGCCATGACTTTGGGCATGGTCGCCGTAGCACCTGCAAATGCTACAGTAATGACAGTAGCGGTAACGCTAGATGGAACAGCAAATACAACTAATGGCGTAATTGCTACCCCTGCCACATTGCCAGTACCAGCAGATAACACAATTGATGCAGCAGATGCACTACGCTTTGTGGCAACAGTAGCAGCAGGAACATCAGTTTCTGCAGTAGCAACTAACGCAACAATCGTATCAGCACTACACACATCAGCAGCACCAGTCGGAGCATCGTCAGGATCATCATCTTTGACAATTGCAACAGGCACTGGAACAACTGCAACATTCTTTGTCTACACAAAGACAACAGCAATTGGAACCGTTGTAATTAACAATGGTGGAACAACTCTTACATACTATGTACAGGGTACTGCTGGCAAGATCAATAACCTAACAGTTTCAGCACCTACAGCAGGTGCAGCAGGAACTAAGCAGGATATCGTTGTAACTGCAACAGATGCATTTGGCAACAAGGTATCTGGCAAGTCAATTACAGCAACCGTATTTGCTTCAACAGCAGTTATGGATACAGCAACAGTAACAACTGGTGCTACTCTAACAGACTTTGGAACAGCAACTTTTAAGGCTACTCTTCCAACAACAGGAACACGCTCACTAATTACTTTTGCACCAACAACATCATCAGATGCAGTTGCAGCAGCAGTAGTTGGTTTGACTGCTCCAACACTTGCACCATTCGCAGAGATTGCAGTTCGTGATCTAGTATCAGAACTTGCTGCACAGACTGCTGCAAAGATTGCTGCAGAGAATGCTCTTGCTGCTGCCGTTGCTAAGGCTACAGCCGATGCTGCTGCTGCAAAGGCTGCTTCAGATGCTGCTCTTGCTGCTAAGAATGCAGAACTTGCAAAGTTCAAGGACGACACAACAACAGCAGTTGCTCAGGCAAAGGCTGCTTCAGATAAGGCACTTGCAGATGCAAAGGTAGCATCAGATGCTGCTCTTGCTGCTAAGGATGCACAGATTGCTAAGTTGACTGCAGATAATGCAGCAGCACTTGCTTCTTTGAAGAAGGCGTTCAACACACTTGCAAACCGTTGGAACAAAAAGAATCCAAAGGCAAAGGTTACTTTAGTTAAGTAATTAACATAACAACTGGGGGAGTGGGGAAACCTGCTCCCCTTTTTGTTTTGAGGTGATATAATTGAGTATGTTTGATTTAATGGAAAACGCAAAGCAAAACAGTAAGGTTCTGACTGTTGAAAAATACCATACATCAGAAATCACATGGGAAGATGTGGCAAAATTTTTATATAGTGAATCACTTATACCAAATGAAATACTTAAGGATAGAATTTTAAATCAAGGTGGTTCCTTTAGAGGCAATGTTGAAATTCAATCAGGGCTATGGTTTGCTCCGCAAGGAAGGAAATCAATATTTAGTCATTTTAAAGGTGTAACTGAATTACTATACAAATTAAATAAATCTGTAGATAATACTAATTGTGATTATTATGAAGCCAAGCCATGTAATTGTAAGAGTGATTGGCACCTGCAGGGAATAAGAATATCAATGACTGATAAGATTACTGGCTATCATGCAGATACTGTTGATGCAATTTTTTGGCAAATACTTGGAACATCTTTGTGGGAAGTAGATCAAGAAGAAACTTATGAATTAAAGCCAGGAGATATAGTTTATTTGCCTACCGAAACAGAACATAAGGTTTGGGGAGTTGGCCCAAGATTAGGGCTTATAATTGACAATCTTAATACTAAGTATTTAAAATAAAAATGCTATAATTATCCTATTAATTGTGGAGGCTGAAAGGATAATTAAAAGATTAACACGAATAACACTTGCAACCTTCCTAGCCTTTGGATGGCTTCTAATAGCCCCTACAGAGGCTCATTCTGACGATCCTATAACAGTAGGTGCACAGAGGATAGAAGCCCTTAATGATAAGGTCTCAGACCTTAATGATAGTGCTGAGTTGGTCTCACTTATTGCTATAGCACAGGACAAATATGATGCTGCCGTAATTTCTAGGGATAATAAAAACTCAGCAGAAGAAACATATGATGAAGCAGTAGAGACAGAAGCAGATTCCCTATCAACCCTTAATACAAAAATATCAAACCTTTCCCTTGCTCAGTCCTCAGTAGATGGACAAACAGCCACAGTTGCTTTAGCCTTAACACACAAAGATGATGCTCAAGAAGCATTGGCAATAGCCAACCTTAATCTTCAAACCACACAATCTAATATGCAGGCTGCTGGAGGTCCAGGATTAGAATATACTGTATATAACCTTTCTAGAAATGGCAACACTGCCATCCCTACTAATGTTATTTGTTCTGGTACTTGGAACTCAAACTCTATGCAACTTCCAGTTTGTGGAAACAGATATGAAAATATTATAGTTAAATTTACTGGAACAATAACTGTGCCATCCCACTGGACATCAACATATTTTGCAGGCTATACAGATGATGGTTTTAGAATGTATGTTAACGGAACATTAGCAGTAGATAACTGGGTAGAGCAGGGAGCCACCTGGAGTCCATATACTCCAGTCTATGATGTTAGCGAAGATAAAACATTAGATGTAGAAATATGGTGGTATAACGGTGGAGGCCCAGGATCCTATCATCTTGGATGGGCAATACCTGGAGGATGGACTGGAGCAGGTTGTGATTATACTGGTGGTTGGGGAGTAGGATTTAGTTGTAATCTTAATACATTTTCTTCTGGACCAGGAGCAACTCAGGAACAGATAGATGACTACAACGAAGCACTTGCAGCAAGAACATCTGCCTTAGCAGTCTATAACGACAAGTTATATGTTTACAATCAAGAGGTTGCAATACTAAATGAATTACAAGATGATTTAGAACAAGCGCAGGAAGAAAAAGATTCTGCAGAAAGCACATATGAAATTGCAGAACTAAACACTGCTTTGACATTAGAAGCAAAAGATTTATCAATTGAAAACTACAACAATGCAATTGAAGATATGAATGATGCTATTACTGCTGCTGAAGAAGAGTATGCTGCTCAATGGGACTTTGAAGAGAAGCAGAGAATTAATGCTGCTATTGCTACTGCCCTTGCGAATATGCCACAGCCAGAACCAACACCAGAGGTTACAGTTGAACCAACCCCAGAACCTTCTCCAGAACCATCAACAGAGCCAACTGAAGAGCCTACTGAAGAACCTACGCCAGAGCCTTCTCCAGAGCCTACAGAAGGGCCTACAGAAGATCCTAAGCCAGAACCAACTGATGAGCCTACCCCAGATCCAGAACCAACAGATGAGCCAGTCGTAGACCCAACAGAAGAGCCAACTCCTGAACCACAACCAGAACCAACTCCAGAACCAGAACCAACAACTAATCCTGAAATAGAAGATGAAGAGTTGGTTGAACTTATTCCTGAAAAGGGTACAGGAACAGCAGAAGATTTATCTGGAGTTATTGCAAACCTTACAAGCAAAGATAATAAGTTAGTTGTTTTATCACCTGAGCAAGTAGCAGCAGTTAGCCAAACCTTAAAGTCTTTAACCCAAGAAGCAAAGGCAGAGATTGCTGGAGATCTTGGTATCAAGGCATCAGAAGTTGAAAAGATTGCAGAGGCAATGAAATCTGATCCTGCAATTGCTACAGCGTTTGTAGAATTTGAAAGTAGGGCAGCAGAAGCGGGGGATTCACCAATGCCATTTACATTAGCAGATGCTATTACTGAAGTACAAACAGAGGCATTCTTGGCAGACCCACTTGGAACAATTTTGGATATAGATTTTGAAAAGTTATTAAGCCCTACGGAATGGGGCAAAGATATGACAGATGACCAAAGAGAGAAGGTCCAAGAGGTGGTCATTCCTGTTATTTTGGTAGGAAATATTGTTAGTTCAGTTATGTCACTAAGGAGGTTATAATATGAACATGATTAAGAAGATAGTTAAAGGACTCTTTAAGTGGTTTAAGGCTGCTGTAATTGAGAGTATTGCCCAGATATTTACCATCCTTGGCTTCTTTATTGCTTGGCTTACCCTTACAGGTACCGCCCAGCAGGTAGTGGGGGTAGCCACATTAATATCAATTGCCCTGTGGCTTATTACCATCCCGCTTCGTGAAGATAAAGAATAGTTGGTATAATACAAGTATGAAGATCCGTAATATTTTTTTATCGTGTATACTTGTATTAGGCCTTGGTGGCTGCGGGTATGACGGTCACTATCGCTATCCTTGCCAGGATCCAGTAAACTGGGAAAAGGCAGAATGTAAGCCACCACTTTGTGAGGCTACAGGAACTTGTACAAAAGACTTGATAGGAAAACAAGATGAGTAAGCAAAAATTAACACCGCAGGATCTTGATGCACGACTAAAGTTTATTCTTGGTTGTACACTTGGAGCAATTTTATTATTTACAGCGTTAGGTATTTTATACGCACTTATATTCGTAACACAACCAATTGGAGCACAATCAGAAAATGATAAGATGTTTTTCAATGTGCTTGGTTCAGTTGCTACATTTATCACAGGAACACTTGCAGGACTATTAATTGGTCAAAGTGGTGCTAAAGATATTATGCAAGCACAGATAGATAATAAAAAAGTAGATTCAGAAGTCAGAATGGCAGAAGATAAACTTGATGCAGAGTTAGATGAAGTAAGAGCAAGACTT